TTCGCTTCGGGCGCTCCTTTGGTTTACAGGTTACACGGACATCCAGCCGGGCAGTGCGTTGGCGATCGCGTCCACGATTTCCTTTGCCTTTTCTTCGCCGCAGCGCTCAAGGATGTCGGAGGCGAGGTCGAGGCCGATATGGATGGGTCCTCTGAATTCGGTCATGTTACTTTACCCCTTTCGTCAGATTTCCGCCGCCGTCCCACACAACAGACGGCACCGGATGGTTGGTATTGCCGGTTACAGGTAATACTGTAACGGAAAAAGTATCAAAACGCAAGTGACAAATCTTGTAGAGTGTAACACTTTGAACATTTTCGTCCAATTTTCCGAAACCGCTTTGTTGCTGGTTGAAATATCTCAACCAGCGCCGCGTAATCCGGCAAAATGTTGCATAATTGCGCACCGGTCGACGGCTTTCACAGAGTGAAATGGCATTATGGAAACCGGTTCTCCACATTATCAACAGACTTTTCAACACAAATGGGGTGCAATTAACGATGTTATGTTAACTATGGCTTGATTTTCCCATTTTTCGGTGCTGTTCTTCCCTGCGCGCACAATTGTACGGCAAGGCGGCATTCTGCTGCGCGTTTGCCCTGCACGCGCCCAGACCCGCCGCCCGCTTTGTGTTCTGCAAGTGCACAAAACCCCGGGAGCAGAACGCTCCCGGGGCAGGTGTATGGCTTTGGCGGGTGGGCGGTGCGCCGGTCACAGGCCGGTGAGGCGGCAGTAGCGCATCATGATGGCTGCGATCTGCGCGCGTGTGGCACCGCCGCTCGGGGCCAGATAGTCGGCGCCATTGCTTGCGATGCCGGAGATGAGACCGTTGCCGACGGCCCAGCTCATGGCGGCGTATGCCCAGTTGGAGACGCTGGCGGCATCGGGGAAGCCGTTGAGGGATGCTGCGCCGCCGAGGTAGGCCGGCGCATACTTTTCGGTGTAGCCGTAGAGGAGAACAGCCATCTGCTCGCGGGTGATGAGGCCGTCGGGCGCGAAGGTCGTCGTGCTCATACCGGCGACGATGTCTTTGTCGTAGCCCCAGGCGACGGCGTTGTAGTACCATGTGCTGGGCCTGACATCCGTGAACGGCACGTAGTATTTGCTGTAGTCGGTCGTGTCGCCGGAGAGGTTATAGAGGATCATCACGATCTGTGCGCGCGTGCTGACCGTGTCGGGCGAGAACGTCGTCGCGTCGAAGCCGCTCATCAGACCGTGGCGCACGCAGTAGTCGATGCCCTCGTGCGCCCAGTTGGACGGGGCGGGCACATCGCGGAAACGGAAGCTCGGGCACGCGGCGCCGCCCGGACAGACCGCAGAGCCGGTGGCGGGGATGATCTCGGTTCTGGTCTGGCCGCAGACGGTGCAGGTGTAGGTGCGGACGCCGGGCGTGGTCTCCGTCGGCGCGACGGTCACGGTGCCCTCGTCCCAGACGTGGGTGTGCGGGCCGGTGGCGGGGATGACCTCGGTCTTGGTCGCGCCGCAGACGGTGCAGGTATAGGTCATGGTGCCGGGGTCCTTCTCGGTCGGCTCCGTGGTCACGGTGCCGCTGTCCCACTTATGGCCGAGCGCGGGCTTGACATTGCGCTGTTCGCTCGCGCCGCAGTCTCTGCAGGTGTAGAGGTCATAGCCTGCCTCCGTGCAGCTGGGTGCGACGTTCTTGGTGAAAACGAAAGTGTGCGCACCCGTAGCGGGTATGACCTCGGTCTTGGTCTGGCTGCAGACGGCGCAGGTGAACGTGCGCACGCCGGGGGTGGTCTCGGTCGGCTCGGTGGTCACGGTGCCGTTGTCCCACGTGTGCGCGCCGGTGGCGGGGATGACCTCGGTCGCAATGACGTCGCCGCAGTTGGAGCAGACGGTGTCGATGCGGCCGTCGGCCCCGCAGGTGGCGGGCACGGTGTTTTTCGTCGTGCCGTAGCCGGTGTGCAGACACGCGCCCTTGCTGCTGACCTTGTAGCCCTGCCATGTGCCGTCCGCATCAAACGTCCAGCCGTAGACCGGGTCGGGGTTATAGTGGATGGTGACGATGCCGGGCTCGAAGCTGTGCTCGGCCGCGCCGCCGGGCTGGACCGTCGGGGGTGCGCCGTAGCAGCGCACGTCCGTGAGTGCCTTGCAGCCGGTGAAGGCATTGTGGCCGACGCTCGTCACGGTGCCGGGCAGCTTCATATCCGCCAGCGCGGTGCAGTCCTGGAAGCAGGCGTCGGGGACGGCGGTCACGCCCGCAGGGATGGTCACATCCGTCAGCGCGATGCAGCCGTTGAAGGCGGAGTTGCCGAGTGTCGTCACGGCCGCGGGGATGGGCGCCTTGGTGAGCGACTTGCAGCCCTCAAACGCGCGCTCGCCGATGGCGGTCACCTCGCCCTTATAGTCGACGGTCAGCAGCTTCGTGCAGTCGTTAAAGCATTTGTCGGGCACGGCGGTAATGGCGGCCGGCAGGGTCATGCCGCTGAGACTCGCGCAGGCGTCAAACGCGCCGCGGCCGAGGGTCTGCAGCCCGTCGGGCAGCGAGACGGCGGTGAAGCTGTTGCCGGCGAGACCGAAATCGCCGATGGCGGTCACGGCCTTGGGCAGGGAGATCCCGTTGAGCTTGGAGCACAGGGCGATGCCATAGCGGCCGATGCTCGTCACACTTTCCGGCAGCGTGATCTGCGTGGCGGCCGGCAGGCAGAACAGGGCATAGTCGCCCACGTTCGTGACGCCATCGCCAATGATGACCCTCTTGAGGTTGCCCTTGATGTCAAAATCAATCTCGGAGATAGCGTTCATGCCGAGCGCCTCATAGTTCCACCACGGCGCGAGGTTGCCGTTGGGGAAGTCGAAGTCCGGCATGGCGCCGGTACCGGTGATGGTGAGCGTTTTGCTCGTGAGCGTGGATGTGACCTCCCAGTGCAGGCAGTTGTTCTCGCCGAAGTCGCCCGAGGTGGCCGCGGTCGCAAAGCTGCTGAGAATGGCATCCGTGTCCAGATCCGGGATCTCAAACTCCTCCTTGAACTGCTCGATCTTCTCTTTGATGATCTTCTCGGCAATCTTTTTTTTCCAGGCTTTCAGATCGTCGATTTTACCGGCCGATGCGTTCACGGTCAGGCCGGAGAACAGTCCCACGACCAGAACCAGACACAGCGCCAGCGAGAGCAGGCGTTTTTTCATAGTTTCTTCCTCCTTGCGGTAATGTTCCTGTGTACAACGGGAATATCTCACTGTTGAAAATATAGCATACTCCCGGCAAAGTGTGCAATGGATGGGACGCAAAAACCGACAGATTTGTTACGAAACCACAAATTTGAGCAAGAATTTTACACGTTTTTTTGCCTGTGAACGCTTTCGGGCTGTTGCAATGGCGGGGCGCGTCCTGTATACTTGCTCTGTAGACATGTTTTTTGAAGTGTCGGATCCAGGAGGGAGGAACCTTATGAAAAAACGAGTGTTGTCGCTTCTGCTGTGCTTTGTGCTCGCGGCGGGACTGCTGAGCGTGTGTGCTCCGCCGGCGCAGGCGGGCACGATCGCGGACGCGTTTGAACTGTTTATCAAGCAGCCCGGGCAGATCAAAAAGCTCTTCGGCCGCGAGGTCGCCCACGGCGACTGCGGCCCCGCCGGGGACGAGGCGAGCGTACATTATAAGATCTACGAAGTCACGAACCCCACCGTTGTGCAGGACAACCCCTTCCTGCAGCAGATCTGGCAGATCCATGATTACCGCGAGGACGCGCAGTATTACGGCGTGTACATCTTCGGCGACGGGAAAATGGCGGACTACGCGGCGACCGGCCAGAAAGCGCCGTGGATGGGCAACGTGGAGGTCACGGAGTATAACGACAAGGGACAGGTCCTCGGCACGACGGTCGTGGAAAACCTCGGTGAGGAGTATCTCGCGCTGGCCTACATCGCCGACGGCACCGATGAGGAGTGGAACGGCCGCACCGAGCGCTACTCCGGCGTCACGAATGTCGGCGCGTATGCGTTCAAGGACTGCCGCTATCTCACGTGCATGTTCCTCAATGACGACATCACCACCATCAGCGATCACGCATTTTATAAAGGCGAGTACCTCTCGGCCATCAATATGCCGCGCAAGCTCGAGCTCATCGACAAGTACGCCTTCTACGGCTGCGACACGCTCACGTTCGTGCGCGCGCGCAACTGCAGCCGCCTGCGCCGCATCGAGGACCACGCGTTTTACAGCTGCACCATGCTCGCCGAGCTGCGCCTGCCGGAAGGCCTGACGTACATCGGCCCGTGGGCCTTCGCGTGGGACCGCATCCTCGGTCAGGAGGACACGACGCTCGGCCTGCCGTCAAGCCTGCAGGTCATTGACACGGGCGCGTTCGCGTTCGTCAACCACCACAAGAACCTCAACATTCCGGCCAACGTTACGAGCATCGGTGACTACGCGTTCATGTGCGATTATTATATGAACAACCTCACCTTCAGCCCCGGTGACAAGAAGCTCACCATCGGCGTGGCCGCGTTTGCCGGCGATAACCACATGAAGTCCGTCGATCTCTCCAACCGCGTCGCGCAGATCGATAAGTGCGCCTTTGCCGGCTGCGAGCTGCTCGAGGAGGCTTACTTCGGCGACAAGATCGACACGATTCAGGCCCGCGCCTTCACCAGTGTGGACGCCGCGCTGCAGTTCGCCATCAAGACTGTCCTCAACGGGATTCTCGACCCGGACAATCCGGATGGGAACGAAGAGCACGCGGATGATATTGCTGCGGGCCTGACCCAGATCGCAAAGGTCACGCAGCTCAAGCGCGCCGTCTTCAAGAACGACCCCGCCAAGAGCATCTACGCCGCGGCGGACTCCAACCGCTCCTTCCCGGATGACTGC